AACAATACAAACGTGGTGAGATCTCACGCGAACGCCTGATCGAGATGTTGACCGAAATGGAATAGCCGACCCAACTAGCCGACCGACCCAACTAATGCCGGACATTGACCGTCCGGCATTTTTTATGTCTATAACTGAACATCCATTCACTCTCTGCTCACACCAACCCAGCCCAACTGACGTACAGAAAAACAAAGCTCCGGTCTAGGGGAATTGCTAGGTGTTTCGCTCAATACAGAACCATCCCCATGACTTTCGATTTAGAAAATTTTGTGTTTTTTCGCACAAATTACCCTCGTTTTTGTCCCATTTTGGGACGGTTGCTAAGGTTGAGGTTACAGTAGTTGGGCTACATTCTGGGCAGCAAAATGCGAGCTGTGCGGCAAAATGCGGGAAAATGTTCTTGACATTCCGGTCGGAATTTTGTACAATCCACCAGAGACCAAACTACCAAACCCACAAACTTGGAGAGACTCCCAACTTGAATAGCCAGGCTCTTACAACCCAAGACCGTCGCCGCACAGGCAACCGCACGTATGATTTGAAGACCATGACGGACAGTGCCCAGCGGATCACACGGATGATCTTTGCGGGCCTGAAAAACGTGGATATTGCAGACGCCTGTGGCGTGGACGTCCAGACCGTATCGAACATCAGGAACAGTCGGATTGTTCAGCGGCAGCTGGAGATCATGCAAGCTGCGGCCAACAAAGAGGCCGTGGACATCGAGGTTGAGTTGCGAAAACTGACACCAACGGCGGTTGGGGTTCTCAAGGATGTGATGGAAGATCCAGGAGCAAAACACTCTGATAAGATCAAAGCGGCGGTTGAAGCCCTCGATCGTGGCCACCGGCCTGTTCGGCGAGAAGTTGATATGCGGCACTCGGGTCGTATTACTACACAGACAATTGAAGAAATCAAAGAGATAGCTATTCGCAAAGGCTATATGCGAACAGCAGAGGACACAGAGTATGAAGAAGTTAATGTTGATGGGGCTGTTGATCCTAACAGCAATGGTGACACAGACAACAGCTCAGCTTAATGTTCGACACTATTGGACTGTAGCAACTGATTCAGTAACTACAACAGTGCATGATTCTACCTGGACCAGTATTTCAGATCAGTGGTATTCGATGACGTGCTGGTTCACAGGAGGGGCCGGCTCGATTCGGTTTATTAGTGGAGCCGATACAACTACAATCGGCAGCATGAGTTGGATACCTCTCAGCGAGTACCAGCAGGTAGAGTTTGGAGCCAGTCCACCAATCACTCGGCTTCAATTCAAATCCAACAGTGTAGCTGATACCCTCACGTTTTATCAAGTCGGTCTTCGCCGAAGGAGCCAGTTCTGATGAAATCGAAGCTAACAGTGATATGCATAGGATTTGTGCTTCTGTGGTGTGTAGCCGAGGGGTTTGCACAAATCAAGGTCTATCCACCATATACCCAACCTGGTACATTCCGCAGTTGGATTAGCGACTCCCTGGATAGCTTTCAAGCAGATTCGATTCGAGCAGATGAGGAGACGATCACGGAGTCTAATAATACATTGTCGGTTAAATGGAATGGCGCAGATGATTTGACTAGCACCGGGGAGATTGCGGCAAATGCGGTTGGGTCTTCAAATATTACAGACGGGGCTGTTGTCAATGCAGATGTGAACGCAAGCGCCGCTATTGCGGGAACTAAAATTGTCCCTCAGTTTGAGGACAGCCTGAAATCTCTGGTGTATGGTACATCTGACACATTAGAACTTAGATTTACGGAAGACCCAAACCCGTCAAGTGGGAATCGCGGATTAAAGATAAAGCGATACACGCAAGATACCGCTCTCGGCATAGGATTTTATACCGGATCAACATTTGACTGGGACATGGGAACGGACGCAACGTCTGGGAATCCTGTGTTGTGTTATCTGCCTGGAATAGGTGATATTGTACGCTTGGATGACGTTACCGGAAAAATGATTGTAGGGCCGGGAATAGGTGATCCAAATGCACTTAGCTATCAACTTACTGTGTCTGTTGGTGATAGTTCAAGAAAAGGAATAGGTGTAACAACAAGCACAACCAACGCCATAGAGGGGACATCCACAAGCGGTTATGGCTTAAAAGGTGCTTCTGGTAGTTATGGTGGGTATTTTACGTCGTCTGGATCGCATGCCATGTACGTTAAGGGTGATAATGGAAAGGGGATATATCTCTACAATAGCGGAATCAGTATTGGTGGACAACCAACCGACGATATGTCTGAGAGTAAGTTGGTCATATCTAGTGTTGGGACGGATAGTCTTGACTTTTTAAATATTAATAAAACAGCCGACGCTGATTGGGCTTGGATTAATTGGCATCAAGGCACTGGCGTAAAAGATTGGCGCATGGGCATGCTTGGCGATCCCTATTCTCTCACATTGTATGCAGCGAATGGAGCATCTGTAAGTGCTGACTCTCCTGGAACTCGGTCATTTACGTTCAGCCAAACGGGACAGTTTGCTATAGGCTCGAGCGAACCAACACAAGCATTAGATGTAACTGGCAATGGCTTGTTCACAAATGCTGTGGCCAATACATATAATAAGAGCAATGCATTTCTGGGGTTACAGGGGTCTACAGTATCTGATCATTTTTGGGGATTGAGACTAAATAGTGGTGGCGACTTGTGTTTTGACACTTACTATGGGGGGAATCCATTTGAGCGCATAAATATTGAGCGTCTGGGATATGTTGGGATTGGTAAAGACCCGGATGAAATGTTGGACGTTAACGGCAACATAGCTGCCGACACCCTGAAAGCCGACGTACAAGCCAACGTCGTCACAGCCTCCGACAGCCTGACCATTGGCACAGGCGGAGTGTGGTTACAAGACATGATCTTCTCCGTCACAGGCGACTCTTTAGGAAAGGTCGTCTGGAACACCGTAAAGGCACAATTAGACACTTTCTGGACACCATAACATGAGCATAAACACATCCAACATCTTATACCTAGCAGGCTTCTTCATCCTGGTCTTCCTCGACCGTTGTGGATATCCAAGATGGTTCGTTTGGGGACTGGCTATAGTCGGACTAGAGTTTGACCAAGCCCTAGCGTCTGGTAACTTCCTCAGTTGGTGGATCAGACCAGATACATTTTATGACCTAGCAGGTGGCTTTGTAGGCCTGTTTTTAGCATTAGCTTTATATGAATTATTTGAAGGAATTTTAAATAGCTAAGGAACCTAGAAATGAAAAAGACTATTCTATTTCTACTGCTTTTCCCTGCTTTACTGTTCGCGCAGTGGGAAGCGAACACAGAGTTTGCAGGATACAAACAAAGAGTTAATCAATGGCTGGCTAATAATTCCTACACAGTTGGAAGTCCTAGCAGCTTGATTTCTCCCGACACTCTTCACTACAACGGGGCTGATTCACTTGTTCTAGGTCCTCTTGAAGTATGGGAGTTTATCGACTTCGAGATTACTTTTGCAGACACAGTTGCTGCTGGTGATTCCCTTGATGTAGACAGCCTGACGGTGTATCAGTCGAACTACAATACGTTTTCCAGTGCTCAATATGTGAAGAACCTAACTGTATATGCTAGTGACAATACAGCATATACAGCGACAACTACTAATGGCACCTATGGAGGTAACTTCGGAATCCTCGGTACAGGCTTCAGACCTACCAGATATTTCTGGGTAGTTATTGAGTTTGGTAGCGACAGCAGAGTCCTGAGTGGCAATTATGTATTTGCTACTTTTCATATGTTTAATCCAGGAGGTGTTCCGTGGTACAGGTAAGTGGACAACCTAGGATGCGTGAATGGAAAGGTAGGATTATCGAAACCTACGAAGAGAAGCATCCCCTGCCAAAAGATGATCGTAGACCTTGGTACCGCAAACATGGGCTGAAACGCACAGTTGGAGCGACCCTCCTAGCAGCGGCGACAGCTCTGATTGCCGGTGGCCAGGTGTTAGTTGGAGCAGGAGTAGGAGCGCTAGGCGGACTAGTCGAAGGGTTAGGTCTCTTTGACGCCAAGAAAAAGCAGAGCAGTGGCGAGGCCAACAAGGGAGATACCCTTGGAACAGCCCTTCTTGCTTGGTTCCGAGCCACTGTTCAATTAGTGAAACTCATCATGAAGAAACGGAAGGAGAAACAAAATGATTAGTTATTTAGAAGGAATGGGAGATTTGTTCATCCCAATCGCTCTTGAGTTCATCTTCAAGTTGGCGGACGAAGCTATTGATGGTACCTCGCTGAATGACGATCAACGCTCTGGGGTCAAACTGTGCTATGTGGCACTCGACGAGTTTGGCCAAAAATACGCTGGTCGTACAGACACCAAGGTGGATGATCAACTTGTGGCTAAGGCAATGGCCTGGTGTGAAGATACTGCACAGGAAGGCGGGTTTGAGTTGCGTTAGGAGCCTCCTCCTTCCATCGGTCAGGGAGCGGAGGAGCACTCTCGTGTGTGCTCCCTGGCCTTTTTGTGAACAAGAGGCTAGGAACGAAAGGTATTGAATGGAACACTTAACGGTTGGAGATGGAATAGCACTTGGCGTAACAGTAATAACAGTGGCCCTTACGTTCATTAAGATTTACACCTGGAGGAAAAGCAACAAGGATGATGATTTTATTCAGATATCTACCTTAAACGGCAGATATGTTTCAAAGGAACTGTTTCATATGTACTCCAAGCATGTAGACAAGACACTCACAGAAATAAAAGACCTTCTTAAAGAGTTGGCTGAAAAAAATAAATGAGGAAATGTCCCAAATTGGGACAAAAAGGTGGTTATGATGGCAAGAGCTGCACAGGTAACCCTGCACATCGAACAGAACACAGGTCTTAACTTTACAATTGTATGGAAAGACTGTAACGGAAACATAATTGATCCAAGCTCATATACCTTTACTATGAAGTTTAGGACCACTAAAGAAAGTGCTACTGCATTGGCAACTCTGACAAACATCACTGCCACGTCTCGAATAATTACAGTTGATATACCGGCAACTCAGCTGAACTTAGATTTTAGTAGGGCTTGGTATTCTATCAGGTTGACTAAATCTGGAGCTGAACCTATTAGGCTGATGGAAGGCCCTGTTATAAACAATAAGGAGGTTTCAGACTAGTGGCTACTTTTGGACCAAAGGATTCTACTAGATCAGCCAATCGCCGAAGGACAAGCAGATGGCTGCGAGAATACTCAATGCTGGAAATAACTGAACCTGATCCAGCAGATACAGTTGATGGATCCTGTGTAGATGTTGTAGTCTACCAGGATAAACCTATTATTACTGGAGACTACGATGATGACATCGATAGATAGAACGTATAGAGTTGTGATTGGAGCACTTATTGGACTGATCATAGCTTGTAATATTCACATAGTGCTAGGAACGTCCAAAACGACGCCATATAGAATAAGAATGTCCAGCTCTATTTCTACAGCCCGACTGGTAGGCGTTGGACCATACACGACTGGTGATACTATCAGTGGGACCTACAACTCTACGTTGTTGATGCATGAGTTTGAAGTAACAAAGACTGGTTATTATGTGCTACAAGAGGACATAGCTGGGGGTTCCTCCTACACCATGCGAACGGACTGGTCAGATACAACATCGGGGAAGCGGATCGATGGGACCACTGATGAGGAGTATGGAGTTCGCTGGCGGCGATATTACAATACTCTTAGAGAAGCGGTCTACGATTCAACGACCAGTCCGTTCGGTGGTACTATTGTGTTGGCAGATTCTATCTTGGAGACGTTCACACCGGACTCGAATGAAGATATTATACAGTTGACAACTGGAACATATCTGCAACTTAATGCTGGCTACGAGTTGGATTACACCAAGAGTGGAGGTATTCCTTCCTATGGAATTTCTATATTCAAGGTAGACGGAGATTCTAATGTAGTCATAGATGGACAAGGCGCCTTGCTCGATGGGAATGTGGATACCACTAACTCCTATCAGAGTGAATTTGATCATGGAATTCTTCTTACTAACGCCAAGAATATCACAATCAAGAACCTCCGGATTAAAAATATGTCAGGGGATGGGATATACATTGGAGGTGGATGCGACAATATCTTGATTGATAACGTGACAATTGATGTTAATATCCAGGACTTTTCGGTACCTGGACAGTATGGTAGAAATGGAATCGCGATCACAGGCGGAAAGAATATTAAGATTGTAAACTCTACGATCAATGGAGGTTGGCCTGCAGGTATAGATATTGAGTTGGCCTCTGGGTTGGATGACTCTGTTGATAATGTAATCATAGACAACTGTATCTTTGGTCGTGGTACGTATGTAAACGCTACGACTGTTCATGCAGGTGGAGTTGAGATTAACTCCCCTGAGAACAACGCCTCGTATGTATCCAAAATCAGCAACGTAGCTATAACAAACTCGCTATTTATTAATAGAATGGGTCCTGCCATATATACAGTGACTTTCCAAGATGCTGGAGTAGCGACAATCAGAGGACTGAAAATTCTAAACAATACTGTTAAGTCGTGCTTGGATGACTCACATGCGTATGCTGGGAGTATAGTCCTTCGAAATATAGACTATGTGGAGTGTAGAGGAAACACTGTTCGAGAGTCAAGTAAGTCTGGAATCGCCGTACAAGGTAATACCTACGGAGTGATTCTTGACAACAATGTGTTGGAGGAGAATCAGGATCATGGGATCTATTTGGTAAGTGCAGGGTTTGATAGTGTAATCTCAGACACGAGCCATTCTGCCTCACAAGATACAGTTTATCTGCTGAGTACGAACAACCACCTATACACGGGGGACGCAAGCGGTAACTTTATTCCAAACCAGATGATGTCAAATCTTGTTGTTACTAACAATAGATTTTATAAGAACGCACTTAGCGCAGATACATCAGGTACGGATTTTTATTGTTACATTGTGGTATCATTAACTTTTGAACATAATATCAGCCTAAATTGTAATGATAGCCTCCGTTATAAATGGAACTTTGCTATACGGAATGTTGACTCGTTGAGAATAAGTAACACAAATCATGGGTTTAGTCACTATGTACAAGACCTTAGAGTTACAGGGCAGACCAATGCTGAGTTCCTTGGAACCATGCACTTACCGATAGTCTGGGAGCATGACAGTCTTGCTGCAGGACAGAGTACAACAGCAATGACCTTTGATGGGTTTTCTGTTAAGTATCCTGTACCATTCGATATGGACCTCATAGGCATGTGGGTATGGTTATCTGATTCGATTGATGCAGATACTATAAAAGTTAGGTATGAGGCTAATGGAGTGTCAAGTACTGGGTTTCAGACAGTCCTTAATGCTTCGTACCCAAAGTTTCGCACAACGATGAGGCTCGATCCAACAGCTAGACATGTTAAGGATGATCTTATTGCATTAACCTTAAATAGTACTGCATCATTATCACCGTCTGACACCATTAACGTAAAGGCCGGACTGATAGCCTGGTAGGTAAAAATGTTATATCAGCCTGAAATAGTCGCACCCGATCAGATTACTCCAGTCGATGAGAACTATAAGGATATGCTGGCCTTGGCCAGTGCCGACAGTAGAGTTCTCGCGGAGATTTACTTTGATGAGGAGTTCTATTACCCGTTCTCTCATCTACACGAGCAGATTTTCGAAGCGGTAGATGGTCCCTACCGACACGTGGCTATCGCGGCTCCTCGTGGTATGGGAAAAACTAGCATTGCAAGGTTAATAGCAAAGTCTGGAATCATCTTTGAGAAATACCGATTTATCTGTTATATTTCAAAAACAGCCACGGCTGCTGAGTTCCAGACGGAAAACATAAAACTTTCGTTAACCTCATCTTCGAAGATACGCGAGGATTTCGGAAACATCAAGGCACGCGAAGACAAGATGTTAGATGATAGGTTCTCGAAGAAAGCATGGGTAGCAAACGGCAGAACGTTGGTCCTCCCTCGTGGTGCCGGTCAGCAGGTTCGTGGTCTGAACTGGATTCGGTTCAGGCCCGACCTGTTTATTATTGATGACCTAGAGGACGACGAGGAGATTGAGAATGAAGAACAGCGAATGAAGTGGAAGCGCTGGTTCTACGCGCAGGTGTTGAAAGCAAAACCGCCTGGGAACCAGCCCTACAAGTTTATCTACATCGACACGATTAAGCATGAAGACAGTTTGCTTGTGGAGTTACTGGATAGCCCACAGTGGAAATCTGTTCAGCTGTCTATTTGTGACGAGAATTATAAGACGTTGGCTCCAGAGTTCAAGAGCCAGCGTGAGTTAGATGATGAGTTGGCTGAACATCGCCGGCTTCATATAATGGATATCTTCGCACGTGAGAATATGAGTCAACCGATCTCGCGTGAGGCAGCAGCATTCAAGAATGAGTATTTCCAATACTATAGTGAGGACGATGAGGAGTTTATTAAACGAGTCAAGGTCGGTAAGATTGAGACAGTAGTTATAGGTGATCCAGCTAAGACTGCTAATCCCCAGAATGCACAGAGCGCGTATGCTGTGTGGGGTATCGACATTGAGACTAATGCTCTGTATATGAGGGAAGCAGGAGGGTATTATCTACATCCAGATGAGTTTATCAAGATGCTACTGGATAAAGCTCAACAGTACAGAGCAGTCGTCGTAGCCGCTGAGGTTACGGGCCTGAATGAGTATGTCACTTATCCGATCGTGAATGAGATGGTCCGCCGTTCTGTTCGCGCTGAATTTATCGACTTACATGCCAGAAGTGGCAAGGGTGAATTCTCTGGAGCTCAGGGAGGCAAAAAGGCTAGGATATCAACTCTTATTCCATATTATCGACAAGGGTTGATTTACCACAACAAGATTGGAGCTGGCCCCTATGAGCAGCAACTGATTAGTTATCCTCGATCCAAGCTGTGGGATATTATGGACGCAGCTGCATACATAACTGAGTTGCTGGAAAGAGGCAATAGGTATTTTTCTCCTCAAGCCAATCCGGACGATCCTGAAAAGATTGAGCGAGAATATGAGCAGCTTGAAAACGAACCGGCAATGGAAGGCTGGCAAATTGTGTAATGAGCAGGTGTCCCAATTTGGGACAAAAAGGTTGAATTGTTATGAGCACTATTAAATATTGGATTGGAACTAAAGGACCATTTTTCTTTGATTCGTCCAAGGCTTATGCAGATGATGATACTCTTAATTTCCTAGCATTTCGGTCTGAGGGTCCTATTAGAGTAGAGGAAGCTCCTACACATGACTATCACACAGTTAGGCTTGTGGACCTAGAAAACATCATAACCTCGGTTGAAGTTTTTAGTATTGATGCGCCTGTTGAGTTGAATGCTATTGGAAGAAGCCAGAATGGGTCTATTATTGTTGCTTATCAAGCAGCGGCTCCAGACCGATATACAATATATGCTTGGGATGATGCTGAAACAACACTACAAAATTCTCCTTTCTACGTTGATGGAGTTGGTGGTAAATGGGTAGCAATTGGAGGAAGATACCAGAATGGTTTTATTAATCTGAACGGGGCTTTATATTTTTTAGATTCAGATGTAAGTGTATTTAGAGATGGAAGCGACTTAAAATTTAATGATCCAACAGCTGGAACTAAAACTCTTAGTGAATTGGCTACCTCTGGTGCGGATGAACTGTCAGATCTTAGTGACGTTGCAGACTCTACACCAACCGATCGCAATGCGTTGATGGCAGATGGGAGTGAGTGGACTAGTAGGGCATTAGTGGAGTTGGATATAAGTGATCTTGATAAGTATACACAGGTAGAAGTAGACAATCTACTGGCTGGCAAAGCTGCTTCTGGGCATACACACGATGATAGATACTATACTGAAACTGAATTGGATGGAGGCCAACTAGATACTCGGTACTATACTGAGGCTGAGATTGATGCTATGGTTGCTGAAGAGTTAACTGATCTAGATGACGTTAATACTTCAACGCCAACCAATCGTAATGTGCTAGTAGCTGATGGTGTTGACTGGGAGAGTCGAGCATTAGTTGAGCTTGACATAAGCGATCTAGATAAATATACGCAGACAGAAGTTGATAATCTGCTGGCGGCTAAATCAGATACTGGACATGATCATGACGATAGGTATTATACAGAAACGGAGCTAGATGGTGGACAATTAGACGACCGTTATTACCAAGAAAGCGAAGTTGATTCGCTGCTAAGTGGCAAATCGGACACTGGTCATGTTCATGCGTATTTAGGAGTTGATGGAGCCAACAATAGAAAGATAAGACACTCCTATCTAACAATTGAAGACGGAACGAATGCGGATACTATTAAGTGTACAGTTAGTAGTTTCTGGAATGGAGGTAATGTTGCTGTTACTGATAATATAGGCAAAGGGGATACTGTTGACGGTTTTACGCTTGATTCAGATGGTAAAGAGCTAACTATAAGTAATCTATACCTAGGTCAAGCTGTAGTATCTGTTATGCCTAATCAATCTGAGAATAACAGTGGTACTCCTGTATTTATTAAACCAGGAGTTTCATCATCAAACATTGTGTTGACTTTTCAGAGGCACGATGCATCAGATGCTAATTTAACCCTAATGGCAGATGTTGGGTCAATTAGAATAGACTTACTTTACATTGCCGAATCATAAGGAATAGAAATGCTTTTAAACGAAAAATATGATTATGATTATCCAGACGGATTGGACCTCCAGCCTGGTTCAGAGACGCATGAGAAGATCATACAAGAATTAACTACCCGAGCTAAAGAGTCAAGGGGTATGATTGGAGCTAGAAGGTCTGATTGGGAGTCTATTGATAAATCCCTAACGGCTTACGAAGTCTTGGATAAGGATGAAAAGAAGGTTTACAACAATGACTTTCGTAAACCGGTCCGTATAGTAGTCCCGACTACCTATGCTACTCTTCAAATCCTGCTGTCGTATATGTCAGCCGCATTTCTGCAAAGTCCTATCTTTCGCTTTGAGCCGTGGGGTGATGAAGATGTCGCTGGAACAGCACTGCTTGAGCGAGTAGTTGAAGTACAAAGTAGACGGTTCAAGGCTGCGTTGCGTTTGTACTTGATGTGGAGAGATGCCTTTGCATATGGTATTGGGCCAGTGGCCTTACGCTGGACCTCGAAGAAACGACGAGTTTGGGGAGATGATGGAGTTGGTGGACGAATCCCTCAGGACAAATTCATTGAGGGGACTGAGCTTCTAAACATCGACCCATACAACTTCCTACCTGATACAACAGTGCCTATTGATAGACTACAGGACGGGGAGTTTGTAGGATGGGGAGATAGAACTACTTTGGCGCAATTACTTCAAGAGGAGGCAGATGCCAATGTTAATGGTGATCCTACTGTGTTCAATGCCCAGTATGTAAAGGACATAGGAAGTAGGCGACTATCACAGTATTTTGAGGATCCTCCTGGTCGTCGAACAAGAACAGGGCAGCGAGAACGGCGATCTCCGACCCCTGATGGACAACTTGATACCGTCACAATGTACGTTAAGGTGGTTCCTAGTGAATGGGAGCTTGGACCTAGTGATGAGCCTGAGACCTGGATATTCTCAATGGTTGGGGATAAGATACTGACGAGAGCAGAGAGGCTTGATGCTTTTCATGGAATGTTCCCAGTTGCAGTTGACGTTCCTAATGTTGATGGACATACTATTACGCCAACATCAATACTAGAGACTTCGATGGGCCTCCAGAAGACCATCGACTTTATGTTCACATCTCACGTGGCTAATGTACGAAAGGCAATAAACGACATGCTGATCGTCGATCCCTTCATGGTTAATGTTAACGACTTGAAGAATCCATCAGAGGGAAAGATCATAAGATTAAGATCACAGGCCTGGGGTCGTGGTGTAGAGAATGTAGTGCAACAGTTGAATGTTACTGATATAACGCAAAATCACATCAACGACATTATGACAAGTATGAACTTGATGGACCTTTCAAGCGGAGCAGTTGATGCGGTTAAGGGGGTGCGAAGACGAACTTCTGAGAGAGTCAGTGCGACAGAAGCCCAAGGTGTTATGTCAAGTGCGTTATCTCGACTTGAGACTACAGCAATGATCAGCGGGATGCAAGCACATGCTGATATAGCTACAATCATGGCTTGCAATACACAACAGTATATGAACAGAGAAGAGAGAGTTAAGATAGAAGGGGATATGGCAGAACAGCTGGTTCAGGAATACGGCTATGATTCGTATGCAAAGGTATCTCCCGACAAACTGCAAGTGGGGTTTGACGTTATGCCTCACGATGGAACAACGCCGAGTAGTACGGATACTCAATCGTGGATACAACTGTTTCAGATAATGGCGGCCCAGCCTGAGCTAGGAGCACAGTTTGATATGGCTAGAATCTTTAAGCATGTGGCTCGAGCTATGGGTGCACGAAATGTTAATGATTTTATACAGAAAGGAGGCAATGTGCAGACACAAGTAGCTCCTGATGATCAGGTTGATCAGCAGGCTCAATTAGGTAACTTAGCGCCACTGGGAGGAGGAGCGTTATGAGATTTGATCTTGGATCACTACAGAGATTTGAGGAAGAGCCAATCTGGAGGTACATACAGGAATCTGTAAATAGACAGCGGGATGAAGCTGTAGCGGCGCTTAAGAGTGCGCCTAAGGATTCTTTATGGCTCAGCCAGGATGGTAAACCTACGTATGTGAGAGGTGTGGAGTACATTCAGGGGCAGCTGGATGTGCTTGATAGGTACTCTGCCATAATAGATATGCTTAGAGAACAACTCGAGTCCGAAATGGAAGGAGGACAAAATGTCAATGGACAGTGATCAGAAGGCGTTGCTGAACGCACTTAGAGGAGAAAACAAAAGAAATCCGGCAACCCCTGTTGACCAAACCAAGCCAGAAGATGAGAAGCCAGAAGATGATCCTCGGATTGAAGAGGAAGATGCTGACGAAGAAATCGAAGAGGAAGAATCAGATTCTGGTGAAGAAGAAAGTGGCGAGGAAGAACAGGGTGATGAAGAAACACCTGATAGGTTTGATTCTCTCGAGCAGGAAAACTTGGAGCTGCGACGCAAACTCGCTGAGTTTGAGGCTACACTGAAGAACCTACAAAATCAGCCCCAGGAACAAACTGAGCAGCAACAGCAAAGTACTGAAGAAGCAGCTGAAGCCGTTGAGCTTGAAGATATCTGGACAGAAGAACAGATTGAGCAAGCATATGAAAATCCTGCATCGTTTGTTAAGGCTTTGAATGAAGGAGTTAAGAAAATCTACAAGCGAGTTCGTGCAGATCTTGATAAGGAAACATCTCAGGCTTTGCAAAAAGTTCATAAAGACGTCCAGAATACTGTGAATGCATCTATTAATGTTCGTAGAACTGTAGATGACTTCTATAGTCGTAACCCAGACTTTGTTCCCATAAAAGGTTATGTGGGTACTACTATGCAAAATCTTGCTCAGGAAAATCCAAACCTTGGATTGGACGAATTGCTACAAAAAACAGAGGAGGTGGTCCGAACAAACATGAAGTTGGAAAAACGGGAGGAGACGCCTAAGCCCTCAGGGCAGCCAAGAAAGACGAGGGCACGTGTCAAGAATGGAGATGATTCGTCGTTGACGCCTGTGCAAAAAGAAATACGAGCGATGCGACGTCATCGAGCTAACAGTTAAGAAAGGACGATCATATGAGTAAACTCGTCAAGCGAACAGTTGAGGAAGGGGTTGCAGATCGAGATCGACAGAAGTTTTGGACTCCCTCCTCGGGTGACACAACGTATAGCATTCCCGTCTATATTGAGGAGCTTATAGTGAATACGTCTTCCTCAGCAGGCACGGCAACTCTGCCGAACGCAAACCATGCTGATGGTATGACCATCACTGTGCGTACCCCCACAGTCGGGAATGCTTTAACCCTGCAGGACAATGATGACAGCATTGATTTTGGTGGAGACTATACACTGGATGCAGCCAATGATTCTATCACCCTGCGTGCTGTCAAGGGTCAATGGGTTGAAGTCTATAACGAGATCAGTTAGGAGGTATCATGAGTTATAAATGGAATACCTTCCTTACGCCTGCAGGAATCAATGCAGATGGAACTAAGGTACAGCTAACCGGTCTTGGTGGAGCCATGGCTGGAGCCCTCTTCGGAGCTGGTTCTAGTTCAAACAAGGCGACTAAGGACACAGCTAACACGAAGTTTCTTGCCTTTTATTTTGACACTGGTGCTACCAGTGGAGATAACAGAGGCATGTATCTGCGGACGTACTATACAGGCACTGGTGGAGGCGGAGATTCCGCGAGGATCTTTGCTACTGTAAGTGCTGCTGTTGGTACAGTTCATGGTTCCCATATCTCGTTAAACTTTGGCAGCAATAGCAACAAATGTACTGGACAGGGTGTTGCCCTCCGCTCAACGATTCATATTCCTAATGGTGGAGCAATGCCAAGTGGCGGCACCTACGCTGCGCTACAGGCCGAGGCGTATTGTGACGGAACAGATAGTGATCCATCCAATACAACTCAATTCAGTCTGATGCGTTTTGTAGTCGCTGGCGGTAATGCGGCGGCTAGAAACAAAGTCACGAAGCTGATGACGATTGAAGGGGTTACTACTGGCGCTAGCAATATGATCCAAACAGGTCAGAATGAGCCTACTTGGGCTTCTAAAACCTGCTTGATTCGTATTCTAGTTGGCGGTACGCCCATGAACCTGATCGCAGTTGATCCAAGTTAACAAATGGAAGGAGTGAGGAATGTCAAACAGTGAAAGAAAGCCTACTGTCACGGTTGAACAGGCTCGCCAGATACTCGAAGAGGACAGACAGAGACGGCTTCAGAATACTGAAGCGGAGTTGAATGGTGTCCTAGCAAAGTATGGTACGTATCTGGATTACACAGTCAGACTTCATCCGGTCACTGGCAAAACAGAAATTGATGTGGAAATTAAAACGAAGGAATAAAACATGGGTGTAACTCCTTTTTTCGGTATGAGGGGCTCAGGTGACTGGGTTACCAATGAAGAGCCTCAAAATTGGCGCCAGGAGATCCTTGAGTTGAATCCTAACGGCGGGACTGTTCTCACAGGAATGATCTCGATGATAGGACAAGAAGAGACAGATTCAACTCACGTGAATTGGTGGACTCGGGAATTGTCTTCCCAGGCCGGTTCAGTTACCAGTGTGTACATTGATGCTGCACTGGGCACTGAATACGTCTATGGAAGTCATCAATCTACAAATGGTATCGCCGGCGCTGTTGTCTATGCCAAGGTGGCTGCGGCAACAACTAAGATGTTTCGCGTGGGTCACAAGGTGATCCTCCGAGACAGTGATCGACCTGATGCTGACGTTATCGGCAAGGTAGTGGATGTCGTAGTCAATGGTAGCTCCAGCTATATTGCTGTCTACCTGCTCGAAGACGATGACAATGCAGATACAGCATCTTCGTACAACCTGGCCACTGTTGATCGAATCATGGTTAGTGGTAACATCAATCCCCAGGGCGGTACACGTCCCGAAGCCATCACATATGATCCCACTCAGATTTACAATGTGACTGGGATTTGGAAAACATCAACAGACCTCACTCGTACAGCAATCAACGTGCGGCTGCGAACGAGGGATCCACAGATGGACGCCAAAACACAGGCCCTGTTGTATCACGGACTCGAGATGGAGAAAGATCTGCTGTTCTCTATCCGTTATGAAGGTACCGGAGACAACGGCAAACCTGAGTACGCCCCAATGGGATTGCGGCAGTTCATCAAAACATACGCCTCTGCTAATGAGGACAACTTCCAGTACACCACGGACTCCGATTATACCACCAAGACTTGGTTACAGGCTGGTGAGGCATGGTTGGATGAAGTCGTGAAGACAGTATTCACCTATACACCAGACGATCCTGGCAAGATGGGTGGGGATCGACTGGCTATCTGTGGTCCTGGAGCCTTACACGGTATCAACAGATTAGTAAAAAATGCAGCTAACTATAACATTTCGAATGCTGAGGCTGCATATGGAATCAAAGTGGCTCGCTGGGAAACAGTGTTTGGTGACATATACTTAAAAGTCCATCCATTGTTCTCTCATGAGACAACACTGAACAACACTATGGTTATCGTAGACCCAACCAACATCATTTGGCGTCCACTCCGAAACTCTGATACGTTCTTCAAAGAGGATCGTATTTGGCGTCAGGGTGGAGGTACCGGAAAAGATGGTCCAGAAGATGAGTGGCTCACTGAGGGCACTTGGGAATTCCATCATGCCAAGCTGTTTGGTTGGTATGAGGGTGTCGGTCTCGATAACGCCAACTAATCACCCCTGACAATAGGGGTGGAAACCCACCCCTATGTTTTTAACCTTGGAGGAAGCGTGGATGGATAAGAAGATAAAAGTTCGAGAAGTGTTGGATTTCCTGCGCGGTGAATTTAAAAGCGATGGGTACCCATTACCAAGCGAAGTTATTCTGTTCGTAGGTCCAGAGCGATATCACTACATTCAAAAAGCAGGAGGTAATCGCTATCGAATGTCATGGGCAGACCCGACTAGGTCTAAGAAGCCTGGTTTGGTTAAACATCTTAGTAGGATTGTTAGCGGTGATGACGAAGCTATTTTGTTGCTTCCGGAGCCTGCGCCTAAGGATGAGTCTGAACACAAACCAGAACCGAAGAAAACAGTCAAGAAGTATTCGGAGACTAATAAATGAATCGTACTCAGATGATAGAGCTGTTTAAGGAAGTATCAGGACGGGCTGACCTGTGTACTTCTAGTGCATTATCCAGCCAGGTTGTCAACGCTGCTTATTTTCTAAATCAAGGTGCGGAGTTTTTATCTAGGAACTACCCTATACGAAACGTCTGGGGGTGGCATATGGAGGATCTGGATGCCACTGAGTATTACCTAGATATTGCTAACGTAGTTGCGATTACAGAAGTATGGGCTGGCAACTATGCAGATGGTAGATGGGAATTAGAGAAACTACCACCAAACAAATACAGATCTGATTACGGAGACCTGCCATCTGATACAGATCAGGGTAAACCAGACAAGTATGCAATCATCTCGAACAGGCTTCAACCAGCTCTATCATCGCTTACGGCTAGTACATATACATCGCAGTTTACAGACCTGATAGAAGATGTTGATTTCTCATCGCCACTAAGTACAGTTAGGTTAATCATTATGCCTCCGGCTGATACTACTTATTCTATTGCCGTGAAGGGAATGTATCTACCAGGGGCGTTGACTGAAGACAGTGATGAAAACTACTGGTCTGTTACGTATCCTCATGCACTTGTCCAAGCTGCTATCTTGCATTTGGAGATGGCATATAGAAATGAGGCTGGTGTGAATACAGCTGAGAAAGCAATCAACAAGTTGATGTTTGGTCCTCTTTCATCGGACGTGCATGAAGAGATTGCAGATGTTGATCAAATGGAAGGTTAATCCATGAGAATCAGGAAGAAAGCTATAGAAGGGTATCGCAAAGCTAAGAAGGCACGACGCGATACTAGTCAAGAAACCCTAGCTAAAGCCCTTGAAGCTCTAGCGTTGACTAAGGAATTACACTCTCAAGTAATGCAAGAAAAAGCTACTGATGTAAAGGTCAAGGAGGTAGAATGAGGGAGTTTCCGTTTAGATTATCCTTAGGTGCTGGGCTAAGGGCTAGTGACAGACAGCACTATAACAAGCCAGGCCTGGTTGAGGCAGTTAACTGTGAGGCTACCCAAGATGGTCTAGTGTCTTATCGTAGCGTCGTAAATCCATTTGATGAGGATGCCCTGTATGCACTAGGGTTGACTGTTAATTGGCCCTTCCCTATTCTATTCGGCGGGAGCAAGTATACACTGGTTGCTAGTCGAGACGCTGTGTACGTGTTACCAGAGGACTCCTTTGAGCTACTTCCAATTGCATTACATCAGTATGGGACACTAACAGAGACAACTATTTCTCCTAGCACGAATAGATGGCACTGTGCATACCATCAAGGGTTCTGGATACTGACAAATGGAGAGGCTACAATTGTACACTCGAATGAGGAGGAGATGGCTGGGATTCACAATAGAGCTAAGGTACAGACTGAGGTGTATATTAGGACGGTAGCGTACTCAAGAGGCCGAGTGTTGTTTGGTGGATTTGAGCCTGGAGCATTTTGGCCTAACACATGGAAACAGTTCTTTCGAGAATGGGAAGGTGGCTCTGAGATTGGTCAGATTGCTGATATGGAGATCGAGAAGAACATGATCTGGTGGTCTTCGATTGGTGGTGGAGATGTTCAATGGTTGTTTGATCCTGAAAGCATGGTAAGTGGTAGGTATACAGGCCACAGTAATGCTTGGCCGCTTATGTATGACTACCTAAGGAGAGGTGAGAGTGGCTTTATGCCGATGTCATGGCCTGGTCAGGTTCTGCGAGTGTTAGATATGGAGGAGGTTGTTTTCGTTGGCGGTGAGGGCGGGCTTAGTATTCTCAAGCCAGCAAGTGCGCCGCTGCCAACATATGGCGAGACGACTCTCAGCATGTTTACTGGATTGGCCGGATCGAACAGTGCAGCATACGGCCGAGGAGCTACCGTACTTGTCAATGCTGTTGGAGATGTCCAAGTGGTGGATCGATCAGGTAAGATGGAAACACTTGGGTACAGAGAATTCCTTAAGCCACACTTGAGTGATGACATAGTCGTTTGCTATGATGAAGCAGAAGGCCGGTTTTTGATCGGGACAGACGACCAACAATTCATCCTCAATCGAGGGCTGACTAAGGTGAGTCAACGAGTTACCTCTGTGGTTGGAAATCCTGTTAGCAGCATTGGTATTACAACTCTCGAGCCACTAGAAGATGAGGTGGTACGTTTTCAATCTGACACGATTGACATGGGTATTTCCCAACTGAAGACGATCACCACTATCGAAGTTCCTATGAAAACAACTGAAGACCTATACGTCTCGATTGGGTATCGAACAAGCGTGGGAGACAACTGGGAGTATACGGATTGGAGACTGGCTAATGCACAGGGAGTAGTTACACTTCCAATAGCGGGGTTAGAATTCAGAGTCAGAGTTAAGACAAACTATACGGAGAATACAGAGTTGCCCGAATTCCTTAAGGTATATTGGGCGCTAACTGACAAACGGAACACACGAGGAATTTATGATAATCAGATTGTTGCCGGAACAGGTCAATGATTATTGGGAGTTGCTTTTTCATTACGTTAAGGCAGCCATGCCCAAGCACCTGCGGGACCATGTCAAAGAAGCTTCGGTCCTACAGGCGGTGTTTGATGAGAGGATGCAGTGCTGGGTATCGATGATCGAGGAGCAAGTACACGCAGTTATAACTACATCCATAGTGAATGACGAACATCTGGGTACTAAGAGCTTACTGATTTATTCGTTGGTCAGCGTAAAACTAATGCCTGAAGAGGAGTGGGCGCAAGCACTACGAACCATAAGCAAGTTTGCTAGAGGAAATGGCTGTGCTAACATCATAGCTTATTCTGATGTACCAAGAGTATGGGAGATAGCTGAGATGTTAGGAATGGATACTAAGCAAAGAGTTATAAGTTTGGAGGTATAATATGAGTGGCGGAACATCTGGTAGTGTTGATTATCCTGATTATATCAAGAGTCAGCATGAAGATTGGTTAGGGGATGTCAACTTACTAATGAATCAATACATAGATGTAACAGACGACTCTCCGTATACTGGAGATACTGCATACGATCCATCTACTAGGATTAGTCAGATGGAAACAGCTCTAACAGCTTTTCAGACATTCCTAAACTCGGTTGATCCGAGTACAGATTGGGCATCGTATTTGGAGTCTGCATACACTAAGGCTAATCTCAAACTTCCACACGCAACCGCAGTCAGTCGTGCTGATTCGCTTGGGTCTAGCGCAAACACGCTGACCAATACAATCCAAGCAGACGCAGCAGGAGATGCTAATACCTACTTACAGACGTTCTTGCAAACAGCTGATACCAAACTGTCTACGTACATACAGAGCGCGATTGATGATGCCTTGTCAAAAGCAAATTCAGCTGAGAATAGTGACCTTGAGACAATCGTGGACGATTTTGAGGAGGAAGCCCTTGACACCCACTTTCGATCAGTCAATAGGTTTACGGGAGGCATGGCTGAGATTAACTCTGTGCATTCTAGCACATTTGTCATGGGAATGGCAATGCTAGAACGGGACTTTACGAGAAACGTAGTTAGATTTCGAGCTGAGTTAAAACAACGCTATTTCGATCAAATCATTGGAACGTATATGCAGGCATTCGCGAATATGGTGGTCAGTTATTTGCAAATGGGAGTTAGTTTAACTGCGCAGCAGGTTTCAGCATTCGAGCAAACATATCGTGGCTACCTGCAGACCTACTTATCCAACGAGGCGAATCGTCAGCAGATGGTTCTGCAGTCAACTAACGATATGCAGTCCTTGCTGCTTAATAAGTTGCAAGGGAAATATAATTACGGAACAGCCGTTACGGATGCTAGTCGAATAAAGATCGTAGCGGAGAAAGAACAAGCTGATCGAGATATCGAACTTGACGTGCTTGATGCTAAGTGGCCCTTTGAGATTATGAATGCGGGTGGCCAGGTGCTTGGATCAATAAGCGGCGTTCCAATGGTACCTGAGAAACCGAGCCAGTTGCAAAGCGCCATAGGTGGAGCGTTCAGTGGAGTCTCAGCAGGAGCTACGATAGGGTCAAAGTTTGGTCCTACTGGAACAGCTGTTGGTGCTGTGGCTGGTGGCCTAGCTGGAATAGCAGGAGCATTAGGATGAGAAAAAGAATAAAAGCGAAACGATTTGTACAGTATCTTGAACACTTTATTGGTCTACCATACAGATGGGGAGGCGATGATCCACTCGAAGGGTTTGACTGCTCCGGTCTAGTTATTGAGGGACTCAAGGCAGTTGGACTCGTCAAGGGGAATTTTGATACTACTGCTAATGGCCTACGCCATATGTATAGCGGAAGTGTTACACAGTCAGACAAACCTGGAGCCCTAGCGTTTTTTGGTACAGGTAAGATTAGCCACGTGGGTATCTGTGTGGGACATGGATTGATGCTGGAAGCTGGGGGAGGCTGGTCGGAAACCACGTCGAGGGATGTAGCAGCTAGACAGAATGCATACATACGAGTTCGACCTTTAAACGCAAGGACGGATCTAGTTATACTTTGTGACCCATTCAAGTAATTGTCCCAAAATGGGACAAAAAGGAGGATTTGATAATGGCTATCAAGGATTTACTTCCTACAGCTAGGACTACTCCCACCGGTCCACGAACTAAGGGTGTAGACAATAAGATATCAGGCCAGACCCAGCAGCAACCTCAAACTGAAGGTGAGCAAATAAGCATGCTGGGTAAGGCCCTTTCCAGTTTCGGAAAAGCTTTGGAGACTCCAGGGTTCCGTCAGATGTTGGGACAGATAGGTACGGCCATTGGTGGTCAGGGATCAACAGCTGAGCGGCTAGGAACTGCATCTGCACAGATCAACCAACAGATGATAGATGAACAGCGACAGCAACAGCAGGCTCGGGTTCTTGAAACTGTCATGCAGGGTGGTACTCCAAGTTTTGAAGACCTGCAGAATCTGGATCCGCAGACACAGAACCAAATACTTGGGACGGTTCTTCAGCGACAACAAAGCGAATCAAGGTTGGCTATTGATGAAGCTCGGTTAGGATTGCAACAGCTACAGGGAGAGGCATATCGCAAACAGGTTGAGCGTATGGAGACACCTGAGGAGAGAGCACGAAGGGAGCAGTCAAATATAGCATTACAGGCATACCTTAGTGATAGAAGCGATCCAACTCCATGGCAGCCGTACAAGGGTGAGGACGGCTTGTATATGGCTAATACGGCTACAGGGGAAATGGTTAAGAAGGTAGATTTCCCAACTGCTCCTGAGGGAGGCTTGACACCTAGCCAAGCTCAACAAATGCATGAGGATTATCTAAAACTAGCTATTGACTTAGCAGAGAAGGATCAAAGAGTACAAGCATATGGAGAAATGGTGACGGGACCAAACGGAAAGCCTATGTTCAAATGGCTTGATGAGGAAGGCGCCTTGCAGATGCGCAACCAGGTTGCTACAGAGTTCCTCAATAAGTTTGAGGCTCGTAATTTGGTTCCAGAGAGCTACACAACCTTGTTCGGTGATATTGATAACAGTCAGTCGGTTGATGTAAATACGTTGATACAACAAATAAAAGATGAATATCACTCTGGGCCGTTAACAACAAAGCGATACGATGCAGCAGAAGATTCTGTTAAAGCCGTTCAAAGAAAACATGGGATTATAAATGCCCCCTCGCAAAAATAGTATAGAAAACATATTGGGCCCTCGTCCGACTGACTCAGAGAAAGCTAAGGGGACAGTTGATCGGTCTGGCTTGCAGGGCCCATTTCTCGATCCTAATGATCCCGCTGCGATTCTGGGCCCAAGACCTAGAACAAAGATGCAGCGGTTTCTATCTGACACCCAGCGTGTTCTAACAGCTGAGGAGCGTAAAGCTCGAAAGATACAAGAGGCTCGCGTGCCGCTTACAAAGTACGTGCGTCCTCCAGAGGAAGGTGAGATTGCACAAGGAGCTTTGTATGGATTAGCCAGTTTAGGTGAAGGGCTCCTTTCAGCAGAAAACGCATTTTTTCTAGTGTCAATGGCTGGTGGCCCTGCTATTCTTAGAGCTATCGGAGAGGCTGCGTTCACCTCTATTTTGACTTACGGTGGAGTTAAGTCGGCTGACAAAGCAATGCAGGAATTTGCTGCTGGTAGGCCTGGTCCTGCTACAGCAGAAGCAATTGCGGGGTTAGGTAGCTTAGCCTTTGCCCGTATGTCAGCTAGGCCTTTGGCTAAAAGCTTGAAGAAGCCATCGCGGCTAGTGGAGATCTACAAGCAAGAGTTACGTAATAGAGATCCTGATCTCCCTGACGACGTGATCAATAGTCTGGGAGATATATTCGAGAAGGAAGCAGAATCAACTCGTGTGCAAATCAAAGGGCTGTTAAGGGAGTCCCAGGTTAAGGGACAACTACAGGCTCCTAACCCCACGCACTTGTTGCCTCCTGCACCTGACGCTAAGCCTAAGTTCCCAGGTGGTCTACGCTCGATACGTGTGACTGGAGAGACAAGGGGTGGATCGAGAGTGATTGAGCTTCCAGAGAGGTTCTTTAATCCTGATGTTCGAATGCTACCAGAGAGAGGTTCAGAGTCCTACTTTGATACTAATATGGCCAGGATTGAAAGAGTAATGGACGCTAAGGCTGCATTTGAAGCAGATGGCGCTAGGATTGCTAAGGAACAAAACTTTGCTTGGCGTAAATTCAGCCGATGGGCTGATGACTTGAAACGAGAGATGGATGGGATTGAGAATGATATGCGAAATCCTAACAAGTTTCAGGCTCTGCAGGAACAACTACGAGTGTTGGAGACTGGAGAAGCTCCCAAGGGATCTTTTG